ATCCCGCGCCGGTGACCTGTGGTTGCTGGGTGACCACAAGGTGCTGTGTGGCGACGCAACCAATGCCGATGATTTCCATACCTTGCTGGGCGATGAGCTGGTTGACATGACGTTTACCGATCCGCCGTACAACGTCAACTATGCGAATACCGCCAAGGACAAGCTGCGCGGCAAGAACCGCGCTATCCTGAATGACAATCTCGGTGAGGGCTTCGGCGCCTTCCTCCAGGCGGCCTGCCAGAATATTCTGGACATGACCAAAGGTGGCGTCTACATCGCCATGAGTTCCAGCGAACTCGATACTCTGCAACTCGCGTTCCGGGCGGCAGGCGGCAAATGGTCGACCTTTGTGATCTGGGCCAAGAACACCTTCACGCTGGGTCGCGCCGACTACCAGCGCCAATACGAGCCCATTCTTTACGGATGGCGTGATGGCGCCGAACACTACTGGTGCGGCGCGCGCGACCAGGGCGATGTGTGGTTCGTCAAAAAACCGCACAAGAACGATTTGCATCCCACCATGAAGCCGGTTGAACTGGTTGAGAAGGCGGTAACGAACAGCAGCAAAACCCGCGACCTCGTGCTTGATCCCTTTGGTGGCTCAGGCAGCACCTTGATCGCCTGTGAAAAAACAGGGCGTCGGGCACGCCTGATCGAACTGGATCCGAAGTATGTCGATGTGATCGTCAAGCGCTGGCAGGACTGGACGGGCAAGCAGGCGACCCGTGAGGGCGATGATGCGACATTTGACGATCTCGTCAAGAAGGCAGTCGATGCGTGACATCGTCTGCCCGTGCGCGCTTGGTGCTTAAGCTGCCATTTCTTCCGTGATCTCGCAATGCATCACAAAGCCCGTCAAGTAAGGCAAGCCGCGCGGGATGCCGTAGTCCTTGGCGGTGTGGCGGTTGATGGTCCATGTCATCCACTGTGCGATCGCTGCGTGGATCGCGTCCGCCAGGGCGTGGCCCGTGTGGATTTGGTTGAGGACGTCGTCTGCAAAATGACGTCCGTGGCGGCTGTCTAAAAAAATTCTGGCTGCATCAACGTGGGTGCCGGTGGCTTCGGCAATCGCTACGATGGCGATCGGCCACGCTGCGGCAGCGTGCTCATTCATCGTGCCCCAAAAGCCCCAATCTTCGTTCTGGGTGGCAGGGATTTGCTTGGTGGTGTTCATCGTTGGCTCCTTTGGGTTGATTGTTGCGACACCTGTAGTAACGCTCTTTTTGATTGAGAAGCCAAGTGATTTTGGCTTCTTTATTGTTAGTCGGCGTGGATCACGATCAGTGCATTGCCGACCGGCGGATTTCGGTGAGTTTGCCGATGATGTCCTCGCTGAAGTTAAGGCCGTCAAGCCGGGTGAGCCCCTCACGTTCCAGAATGTGCCAACGCGTGGAGTCACTCGAAGCGCGTTTGAGTTCGTCGGCCAGATGATCGAGGTACAGGTTTTCGTCAACCGTCAGTTGGCGCGGGGCTTGTCGCAGCGATTCCAGGATGGTGATCAGTTTCATGATGTCCTCAGTTATCCGACGATGCGGTAGGTGCGGGCGCCACCCTCAGGTTTATCTGACGTAATCTCGAGGCCGAGCTTTTTCTTGAACGCTCCGGCAAATGTGCCGCGCACCGTGTGCTGTTGCCCGTCGGTGGCCTCGCAGATCTGGGCGATCGTCGCCCCCTCCGGACGTTTGAGCATCGCGATTACCTGCGCCTGCTTCGAGTTGTCGCGTGTCCGTGGCTTGGCTGCCGGCCACGTATTTTCGGCACCGGCCACAGCGACTTCGAGTTCGGCATCGGCAACGATGGGTTTGGGTCGGAGCATGCCGAGGGCATCGTAGCCTTCCGCAGAGGCAACGTAGTTGGTGCCGTCGCCGGTGATCAGCGCACGGTTGAGCAGCCCCTCGATCACCTTCTTCCGCGCACCGCCTTTGATGTTGTCGGGGAACCATTCGAGTTTGCCGCCGTTGTGGCTGATTGCGTGGGCGAGGATTGCGTGCTGGCTGGGGGTGAGTTGTGTGGTCATGTTGTTTGCTCCTGCTGGGTTGGTTGATGACGTTCCTATGAACGCTCTGTTCGATCAAAAAGCCAAGCAGGAAGTCGATGGTTTTTGCGAACAGTTGCAAATAGATGCGAATGCGTCGCGAAATAGTTGAATCGAAATCTGATCATGCCGAGAGCCGCCCCGACACCATGCCGACATCCTGGTTGCCCGGCCGTGCTGGTCACACCGGGTTACTGCGACAGGCATCGGGTCGCAGCGCATTGCGACTATGGCCGCGCCAGGCGAGGATTCGATTCCGAACGGACGTTCTACCAGTCAGTTGCCTGGCGTGCCCTGCGCGCCGCCTTCCTGCACCAGCACCCGGTGTGCTGCCGTTGCGAGGCGCGTGGAATGATCGTGGCTGCGGTAGTCGCCGACCATGTCCTGCCGATCAAGGACGGCGGTGCTCGCCTGGACGAGGCCAACCTGCAGGCGTTGTGTGTGCCCTGCCACAACCGCAAGACCGCCAGCGAGACGGCGCTGCGGTCAAGACGACGCGCGCAATAAAGCGGGTGCCTGCGCGTAGCCCCCGTGGGGGGTACCAATTTTCTGGAAGGCTGGCTCGCCGATGCGTGCGCTAAGTCAAATTTTTGTACCCGCGAAATTCGCATAGGGGGGGTCCCCATTACTGGACACGACAATGCCGCGAGGCCGAACACCCAAGCCGACCGCGCTCAAGCTAATCGCCGGCAATCCCGGCAAACGCAAACTCAACCCGCGTGAACCAAAACCGGAGGGTGTGCTGATCGAGCCGCCCGCCTATCTCTCAGACGGCGCCAAGGATGCGTGGCGCGCTGCTGTTCGCGCGGCACCGCCTGGACTGCTGCGCACGCTGGATGGTTCGATTCTGGAGATATGGTCCTGCGCGGCGGATCTGTACAACAAGGCACAGACCGGCCTGACCAAGACAGGCTTGCTGGTCAAGGCGCCGAACACAGGCGTCCCGATGCAATCGCCTTACCTGGCGATCGCCAACAAGCAGGCGCAGATCATGATGAAAGCTGCCGCCGAGATGGGTTTTACGCCGGCATCGCGCTCCCGGGTGACTTTGCCGCTGGAAGCTGCGGGCGACCTGGATCCGTGGGCCGATATCGCTGGATGAACGCAGATCAATGACGAAAGCTACCTACGCTACCGTGGCGCGGCAATACGCCGAAGCCGTGGTGGCGAGAGACATTGCGGCCTGCCGCTGGGTGCAGCTCGCGTGCCAAAGGCAACTGGACGATCTGGCGCGCTTCAAAGGCAAAGGCAGTCCGTACCGCTTTAACCCGAAGCTGACCGATCGCACCGGCAAGACCTATGCTCCGGCGGACAACCTGTGCGCCTTCATCGAGCGGCTGCCGCATGTGAAGGGGCCGCTGGCCGGAACGGCGATCACGCTGGAGCCATGGCAGATCTTCATCCTGTCCACCGTGTACGGCTGGGTCAAGCCGGACGGTACACGGCGGTTCCGCCGCGCCTATATCGAGGTGCCACGCGGCAATGCCAAATCGACGCTGTCGTCGGCTGTTGCGCTGTACATGCTGGCGGCAGATGGCGAGGGTGGCGCCGAAGTATATTCGCTGGCCACCACTCGCGACCAGGCCCGCATCGTGTTCGGAGATGCGCAGACGATGGCGCGCAAGTCCAGCGGCTTCCGCTCGCGCTTTGGCGTTGCCGTCGGCGCGCACAACATGCACGTGCTGGCAACTGGTTCCAAATTCGAGGCGCTTTCGGCAGAAGGCTCAACCCTGGATGGCTTGAACATCCACTTTGGCTGCGTCGATGAATTGCACGCGCACAAGACCCGCACCGTCTACGACGTGGTCGAGACCGGCACCGGCAAGCGTGACAATTCGCTGCTGTGGGTGATCACCACCGCCGGCAGCAATCGCGCCGGCATCTGTTACGAGGTCCGCACCTTTGTGACGAAGCTGCTGGACCGCGTGTTCGGGGACGACAGTCAGTTTGGCATCATTTTTGGACTGGATGACGGCGACGACTGGGCCAGCGAATCAGCATTGGTAAAAGCCAACCCGAACTGGGGTATCTCGGTACGGGCGGAAATTCTTCTGCCGCTGCAGGCCAAGGCGATGCAACTACCCAGCGCGGTCAACAACTTCAAGACAAAGCACCTGAACGAATGGGTCAATGCCGATACCGCGTGGATGGACATGCGCGCCTGGGATCGCTGCGCCGACCCTGCCCTGAATCTTGAAACCTTCGCAGGGCAACCGTGCTGGATCGGACTGGATCTGGCGAGCAAGACCGACATCGCAGCGCTGCTGATGGTGTTTGTTCATCCGGAAATCGTCGGTGGCTTTGCCGTCTTCGGACGCTACTACCTGCCGGAAGATACCGTTATGGCGACCGGCAACAGCCAATACCCCGGCTGGATGCGCACCGGACGCCTGACCGTGACACCCGGCAATGTGATCGACTTCGGCTGGATTGAGGCCGACCTGATCGATGCGGTGTCACGCTTCGCGATCCAGGCGGTGGCGTTCGATCCGTTTCAGGCGACGCAATTGTCGACCCGCATGATCGCCGAGGGCCTGCCAATGATCGAAGTGCGGCCCACCGTGCTCAATTTTTCGGAGCCGATGAAGACGCTCGAAGCGCTGGTATTGCAAAGGAAACTGATCCATGATGGCGATCCAGTACTGGCCTGGATGGTTTCCAACGTGGTCGCCCATCTGGACGCAAAAGACAACATCTATCCGCGAAAGGAACGTCCCGAAAACAAGATCGACGGCATTGTCGCCCTGATCATGGCGCTTGCCCGCGCCAACCTGCCGGGCGCTGTCATGGAATCGATCTATGACCAGGGCGTCGGCATCTAGGCGCACTTTCGCACCCGTTTCATTTTTTTCAGCCCGTCCAGGCATTTGCCTGGTGCGGGCTTTTTCAACTGCACTACTAAAGAGGATCAAGCATGAATGTAATTCTGAACATCACCACCAGCCCGCTGGCCCTGCCGACGGGCATTACCGCAGGTCAACTGAGCCTCTCGATCACCGACGTCGCCGGCAAGCCGGTCAACGACGCCAGCGGAAATCCGATTTCTGCTCAAGTGGGTACCGATACACAGGCAACATTTGCCAATGTCCCCGCTGGCGACTATCTGGCCAACGCTGTTCGCCTGGATACCACCGGCACGGCGATCGGCACTGCCATTACGCAGTCCTTCACTGTGCCGCATCCGTCCGTCGCGACCTACGACGCGCCGCAGTCGATCACCGTCACGCTGGCGTAATTGTGTTCCGCCTGTCTGGCATCCGGAGTCAAATCATGAGCAAGTTTAAGAATTACCTGCTGCGATGGCTTCCCAGGTTGTCGCGCAGGCGGATCGCACATGTTCCGGTGTCGATAAACGTGATTGTCAAATGAGTTCGCGCCACAGCCCAAAGCTGGCCTCATGGGCTAATGAATATCTTGATCTCATTGCGTTCATGGTCGGACTGATTGGCTTCACGTTATTTGTCGCCGGCATCGGTTTCGTGTACTGGCCCGCGGCATTGATCGTCGCGGGCGCGGGACTGCTCGGGTGGTCATTCATGGCCGCACGGGCGGTTGCCGCGCGCAACACCAGAAAAACGCAGGAACACTGATGTTTTTTTCTGACATCGTATTTGCCGGCAACGGCAACGTGACCCAACAGGGGGGCGGTGGATGGCTCGGCTCCATGCTTGGCGGCGGCTGGGGTATTCGTGCCGATTCTGGCGCCGTAGTGACGCCACAGACTGCGCTCGCACTCACCGCGGTGCAACGCGCCGTGACCATCCTTGCCGAAGCGGTTGCGCAACTGCCAGTGAATTTTTACCAGACCACACCGGACGATAGCCGCACGCTGGTCAGGGATCATCCCGCGTATGCACTGTTGAGAATCGCACCGAACGATTTCCAGACACCGTTTCAATTTAACGAATTCAAGCAACTCTCTTTAGGACTGCGCGGCAATGCATTCGCGCTGAAGTTCTATGATCGCAACGGTCAGGTCAAAAGCCTGTATCCGCTCAACGCCGACCGGGTACAGGTGATGGTGAGTCCGGTCGACCGCATGCCGTACTACCGGGTTCT